GGTATCAACTTCCGCATTTACGCTCGGCAGTTTGTTTGATCGTGGGGAATATCCCGACGCCGAAAGTTTGCGTAGTAAGTTTGGGTTTAAGTATGTGTTCTGCCCTGTGCCTGACGCAGGAGATTTCAGAATAGATGTTGAGGAAGAGGCTAAAGCTGAACTACAACAACAATACAAATCCTACTATGAAACCAAACTAGCGGAGGCTATGAAGGACGCATGGACTCGGTTGCACGATACCCTCAAGCACCTGAGCGAACGTATGGACTATACCGACGAAAGTAAAAAGAAGTTTTGGGATAGCACCATCACCAATGCGACTGAGTTATGTAGTTTGCTTAGTAACTTAAATGTTACCAATGACCCCAAGCTAGAGGAGGCACGTCAAAAGTTAGAGAAGGCATTGGCAGGAGTTAAGCCCGAGGACATTCGTGAAAGTGAAGCAATCAGAACGAACGTGAAGTCCAAGGTTGATGAAATTCTAAACATGTTCTGATATGAAGTTCTTCATTCTGGTGGGTATCGTCATGTTGGTTTGGACTATTGTTCTTGCGATCAATCTGTCTGTCGAGTATGCGTTGAACTACAAAACAGTTTATGCGTGTAGCGAAGTAACCAAGGACGACCCGCCTGATGTTGTAAAACTATGTGAACGACTAACAAGGAGGAAGTATGGGATATAGAAGCGAAGTGGCATTTTGCTTGCGAGTAAAAGAGCCTGAGAAGTTTATTGCATTGGCAAAGATTGATGCCGATGACGCACTCAAAGAAATGATTGATAACATGTATTACTACGAAGACCACGATCAAACAAAATATATTTTGTTTACTCACAATTATTGGAAATGGTATGAAGATTCCGAACGAGCATTTAAAAGGTTGGTAGAGTTGGCTGAAAACTACGACGACGAATTTGCGTGCAGGTTTGCTAGGTCGGGTGAAGAAGCAAGTGATATAGAGGAAGAAGCTTATGGCGATTGTGGGTGGGATTTGGAATACCCTTACATCGTGCGCCAATTAGAGTTAGGAGTAAAAGCTGAAGATTTAACTAAAATTATTAAGGAGGAAGAGCATGCTACAACAAGTTGATATTGATAGAAACGCTTTGTCTGAACCGGTCAGGCTTTTGTTGGATGAGTTAACACTAAAGCACAACAAGTTGCAATACTGTCTGACAGTATCGGCTGTGCAGGACAGTCGCAATCCTGACTTTTGGGATTTGCTGTTCCACGACCCTAGGTTTACCAACGACGAAGCCAAGCCAGTCGGTGCAGTCAGTTGGAGTTGGGGGTCTCGCAACGACAAGGAGTATAGAACCAAGTCCCGCTTAATTCAGAATGATCGGTTTGGTGCGTGGAATAGGGACGAGTTCCATTCCAAACGAACCAAGGACGTGAAGAAAACAATTAAAAACGTGTTGGAGTTTGTCAAACCATACGAGTGGCACGAGTTAGTAACCGAAGAACGCAATAACGCATTACGTGCCTCATCAAAGTGGCGGGATGAAAACGACAGTATCCAATACAGTTTTAGACCCAACGCTAAAGAAGTTGTAGAAGAGATACTACATCTGATGAACTTAAATGTGCCGTTTAAAACTCAAGCATTTAAGAACATGGTAAGCAAGCTACCTGAGTGGGAAGAGAACGAACGGCGCAGGAGTGTTGTCAACAAGTTTGATTCAATTATTTTCCATAGAGATAAGGTCATTTTTGTTACCCACGATGGACAACAAAGCGAACTGCCAAGCGTGGATGCCCTACCCGAGAAACATAGAAATGCCATAGCGTTACTAAAGATCATGGGCGACGAGCAACACATTCCCGAGGTTGGGTATAAGGGTAAACACCAAAAGTATTTTGTATATATCTAGTTGATTTTGTATTTTAGATTAGTTACAATTCATAGATATATTACAAAAGGAGTAAGGGTGTTCCCAACACAAGAAGAAAAGCAGAAGCGGTTTGATATTGAAATCAAGCGTTTGATTGATTCATTTGGAGATGAAGCCGCTACTATACGAGTTCAGTTTATGGGGGACGTGGTGCATTTGGTTGGCGGTAGAAAGTTTGTTCCGCCATCCGTATCCTGCGAAGCCGAACACTTACCTAAATTTATTACGGACAAAATTGCACTACTCAAAGTGCATGGCGCACGTAACTATGTTGATGGGGTTGGTAAGTGGTTGAGCGAGTATAGTTTTTATGTAGATATAACACCAAACGAATGGAAGGATTTTTATGAGAGCCTACCAAGTCCACGACGAAGTGGGGTTGCTACGAGTGTTTAATTGGAAAGATGAAGCTGAACGATTTATGGAAGGTAAAGAAGATATGAAACTTGTTGTAGTTAAAACACAGAAGCGAGAAGCTGAAAGCCCATTTGCCTTGGCTATGCGTGTATGTGGGGAGGCTTTATTTTGAGCGAACAAGATAAAGAAATGTTAAGAGATGTGTTTGCGGGCTTGGCTTTAGTGGGTCTCATTGTTAGGTATAGGGGTGAGGATACTGAGTCGGCATCAATCTCTGCGTATGAGTATGCAGATGAGATGATGAAAGCGCGTGAAGCTAAAGAACCCGAGTCGGGTATTGTCGCAGTAAAACCAAAGAGGAGAGCAAAATGAAAAAGACGTTATTAGTATTGGTAGTAGGTATGCTGTCATGGAATGTGCATGCACAAATCAAATGTCAGCCAAGTCCAAATGGTGGGACATGCTGTTGGGATATTAGAACTGACGGACCGTTTCGTCCAATTGGATGCTGAAAGATCTTTATGAGACTAAATAAACACCAACAGAATTTACTTTGGAGTGCGTCTAGTAAAAACGTAGAGAACAGGAGTCTATCTCCTCTTGCTCTTGCTAGAAAGATTGATGCAGTTGTGGCAAAACTACATGCAGAAAATCCATCAGCGTTTATCACTAGCGTGCAAGATGGCGAGAACGGCGAGATTTATTTTAAGGGTATAGATGGACTGTTAAAGGCTAGAGAGTTTTACAACGAGCCACTATCAGTTCGTAGAGACGCATATAAATCTTATGTAAAACCATTGCCATCACGCTATGACAACGCCTGAGAAAAAAGTAAAAGACAAAGTAAAGAAGATGCTTGTTGAGGTCGGCGCTTACTACTTCATGCCCGCTACTGGTGGGTATGGGAGATCAGGAGTGCCTGACCTTGTTGCTTGTATCAAAGGTAAGTTTGTAGGTATTGAATGTAAAGCAGGGAAGGGCGAACCCACTGCGCTACAAGAAAAGAACTTAATGGACATTTCTTGTGCGGGTGGGTATGCCGTTGCTGTAAATGAGAATGGGTTAGAGGACTTAAAAACATTCTTACAAGTATTGCAAAAGCAAGAGGGAGTGGGAGGATTTTTTGATCTATTAAAGGGGACAGATGATGAGTGAGCCGATACCGTTTTTTGGGTGGTTGCAAGATGTTGAGGATACAGAACAAATGTTGCGCAAGCAGATACAGATTGTGCAAGCAGAGTTGGATAGATTGCAACAAGAGAATACTGCGTTGCGTAAACGTGTTGAGGCTTTGATGGAAGGTCGGGAGTTTAAATGATCGTCACTGTCCTTAATATGTTTGCCCTGTTCGTGGCTACTTGCGCAGTGCTGATATTTATAGTTGTCTTTGCTTTCTTCCTGTTCATTATGTATGCCTGTATACACATTGGCTGGAGAGAGATCAAAGGGATATCGTTGTCCGAACTGTGGAATAGGATTCAGAAATGAACAATGAACCAGTAGCGTGGATGTCAAACGGAAAAGAGTTTTATGTTCAGAAGAATTACTGCCCTGACTTTATTCCACTCTACACCCATCCAGTATCCAAAGCAAAAGATAGATTTCCTAATTATGAATCAATCTGCCTTCAATGTGGCACAACAATTTATAAGCCAGCGTTTAAGACACTAACAGATGAGGAAATCATTACTTGCATTGACGAATCCGAGCCTGATACAGCAGACATGATTAGATTTGCTAGAGCAATACTAAGAAAGGCACAAGAGAAATGAATGGTAACGATTTAACAATCAACCGAGATATGAGCCAATACACAATTTTGGCATCTCCTGAGCCGATTGGATATTGGCAGATTACACCTGAGGTAAAAGGTGGTTGGTCTACAAGGTTTGCGGTGTATGCGCCACTAAATCCAACGCATATTAAAAACACCGAAGAACTGCTTGGCTGGAAGTATATTGATGGAAAGGCACAAGAGAAATGAACAATGAACCAGTAGTGTGGACATCACAAGATGTTTTGGATGCAGACCATATTATTAAAGCCGTAGTGCGTAGAGAACAAGATGAGCAACATACTATCCCACTCTACACCACACCACAAATAAAAGAGTTAAGTGATGAGGAAATAATTGAAATAGGTAATGCAGTTGTAAACCTTATTGATTCCAATGAAGGATGGATTGAATTTGCTAAAGCAATACTAAAGAAAGCGAGTGAGAAATGAACACGTTTAAGGAGTTTCCTGTTGGCACTTTGGTAATGCGTTTTTATAAGACCGACCATGTATGGACTTGCACAGTCACAGAAGATATGTTGAATAAAGCAATTAAAATTGCCAAGCCATTGTCAGATGAATACATTGAGGCTGAATGGGAAAAGATAAAGAAAGCGAGTGAGAAATGAACAATGAACCAGTAGCATGGTTTGAGCAAGACCCTGACATGAAATCAGTTTGGTATCAAGCCGACAAAGATGCGCCTAACGCTATTCCACTCTACACCCATCCAGCAAAGACATTAGAACTTACTAGGGATGAAATTCGTGATGTATGGCGTGAAATTCCTGTAAGCCTAACATTGACACCTAAAACTATTGAATTTGCTAGAGCAATACTAAGAAAGGCACAAGAGAAATGAAAGGCGAATATAAAGTGTGTTCTTTGGAAGAAGCCGAAGCGTTTGCCAAAAAACGACGGAAAGATTTGAGAGAAATGGACACCGGACTCTTTGATGATGTTCAAATCAATAACCCCGATAGAGACAAGGCATGGGAAGCATTTATTAAACGCAAAGATGTTGAGGGTTGGGCGGTTGATAAAGAGGGCTTTCCTCTAAATGGCTTTTACGATGTGTGGTGCGTTGCATGGAGTAAGGGTTGGAATAAGGCATTTGACTGGCAAACTGAAATACTTAAAAAACAAACAGACTACATAAAGCATTTAGAAGAGGGGTTGGAGTCTTCTTTAGCGTTGAACAAAGCACAGGCAGAAAGGCAAAACAAAAATGAACAAGCTAGTGAATGAAGCGCCGTATCATCCGGGGTATGAAGATGCCGTTGTGGTTGATAACGTAAACAATCCTAAACACTACACGTCGCACCCTAGCGGTATTGACTGTATACAAATTACAGAACACATGGGGTTTTGTTTGGGTAATGCTATGAAATACATTTGGAGAGCAGACCTAAAGGGTGATGCTATTGAAGATTTAGAAAAAGCAGTTTGGTATGTACGTCGTGAAATTGAAAGGAGAAAACGTGAAAATTGATTTGAAGATTGTTAAAGAAAACAAAGACGGTTCTGCTAACGCATCGGTGGACTTTGATAAAGAAGGACTGGAGTTCTTGGTGCAGGAAGGAATTTTGTCGATATTAACTCAATACATAAAACAAAATGAAAACGCACAAAAAGGCATTGAACTACGTAAAAGAACCGAGAAGAGTAAGGCACGCACAAGTGCTAAGACTATTAAACGGAAACCCACGAACAATAAAAGAAATAGCAAAGTATCTAAAAGTTCATAAATATACGGCGGGTAGATACTTACGTGAGTTGTTACAAGACGGCAAAGTTACATTACATACGAACGGCACAATACCAATTAGATATAGGAAAGTAAGATGAAAGTAGAAAAAATAGGCAACACACTGGGCATGGTGCATGCTAAGTTTGGCATAGATAACATTGACCTTATGTTGCTCGGAGTAGGTATGAACGAACGAGTAACCAATGTGCTAGAAGATTGCAAGCACTTGGGGTCTATGGCAAACCTACACTCTCGCTTAACTAAAAAGCTTGTCAAAAAGAAGTTAGTTAAGTTGCAGTCAAGCGAAGAAGATGGGCGAGTAAAGTATGTTGTCGAAGGAAGTAGACTAAAAGAACTCGAGGAAATCTTATGAACGAAGGCGTAAAGCTTTTGCTTGAACGCATCAAGACACACCCCGAAGAATTTATGAAGGGTGGGCGGTGGATAAACATATTGGCTGAATATAACGAATATATTCCCGACGAACTAAAACCACTTACTGACGAAGCACGCAAGCTGGTGGCAAACGAATTTACTAAAGATGTTATGAGAGAGTTACTAGATAACAAACAAGAAGACTGGGTAAATAAAGTGCTGTCTCAAAGAGTTGATGTGCGCAAGACACTATACGGAAGGCTAAAGTATGACTCAATTGAAGAGAGTTCGTGAGGTTGATGGGCATATAGTCCTGCGTCCCGCTAAGTCCCACCCAAATCCCGATCACTGGGAGGCGCTACGGATATTCATTCGTGCTACCCAAGGTAACTGTTGTAAAACATGTTGGCGAAATGGTGAAGACTTTACGTTAGAACTACACCATCGACACTACAACACATGGGGTAATGAAAGCCCCAACGATGTGACGATGCTATGCCAATCTTGTCATGATGGGATTACAGAATCAATTAGAAGTAGGCGTCGTGCGCTTGGCGATCAGACGCTTAAAAAAGTTTCGAGCAGGGAGATTAAACCAAAACAATCTTCCAAACCGAAAAAGAGGAAGGTAAAAGTTCCTAAAACTGTGCGGGCTAAAGAGATCGTAAGATCCCGACGCCCATAATTTAATAAAGAGGAGAGTAACATGCCAAAAGGCTATTCGCAGTATGAGGTTGAGTTAAGTGGTGATTCATTGATTATGCACAACGGACAGACGGCTGACCCGCTCAATCCGTTTAGTAAGGCTATGAAAGAAATTAGTAGCAAGCGTAAAAAGACGGACACCGACTACGAAGCTATGTCAAACATTGAGTATCGGGCAGGGCTATATCTAAATAAGAAGAACGAAGTGATTGTCCCAAGCAGGGTGCTTGAGTCTGTGCTTGTTGAAGGCGCAAAGAAAAGCAAAGAAGGTAAGTTGGCGTTGTCAGGTATGTTTGTAGATACCGACGCATTGTTTACTTATAGTGGTTCGCCCTTGAGTATTGATGAGTTGGTTGAAAGCGAAGACCATCGCATCTGTGTAGCGGTTCGTGTTGGTATGGCTAAGGTCATGCGCACCCGTCCGCACTTCAAAGATTGGACTGCTAAGTTCAAAGTATCTATTAATTCAGATGTAGCAAACGAAGCGCAGTTAAAGCGTTGGCTAGAAGATGCAGGTAGTTACGTTGGCATCGGCGACTGGAGACCACGTCATGGTCGTTACGAAGTTAAAAAGTTCGCAGCGGTAAAAATGCCGTTGAAGAAAGTAGCTTAATTGTGGTTCGGCATATCTCGGCAAGGCACGGCAAGGCATAGTCTGGTGAGGGTTTCTTGGTTATACACGGCGGGGTTTGGTCGGGTGAGGTAGGGTTCGGTATGGGTATCGTGGTTCCCTAGGCGGGGCGAGGCGTGGTGCGGTGAAGTTGGGATCGGTAAGGTTTGGGTATCGTGGTAAATAATCAGGCGGAGTTTGGTCTGGTCAGGCAAGAAAGGGTTTGGTACGGTACGGATTTCAGGGCTCGGCGCAGTGGTGTTAGGCAGGGCAAGGTGCGGTCTTGCGAGGATTTCAAGTTGTGGCACGGCTCGGTACGCTCGGGTGCGGTGCGGTTAGGCAGGGCACGGTTTGGGTTTCACGCCCGGGCATGGCTCGGCTCGATAGGGTATAGCGGAGTGAGGTTTGGCAAGGGAGTCGTGGCTCGGCTAGTTGCGGTATGGCGAAGGTCATGTAAGGCATGGCATGGGTATTGTGGCATGTTGCGGTAGTGTTAGGTCAGGCAGATTGAAGTTGGGTCAGGCAGTGCTAGGCAAGGATATCAAGGAGAAAAGAAATGTCAAATATATTAAGTTTTGAAGGAATAACAACATTAGATTTAGATCCCGACATGGTGTTGCAAAACAACATTGGGAAATTAGAAGGCTTTGTGCTTGTGGGGTATACGTCGGACGGCAAAGAATATACTTGCTCGACTTATGGAGATACTCCGACTATACTTTGGCTACTTGAACGTGCTAAAAAACAATTACTAGAAAGCGCAGACTACGACGATGAAGATTTTGACGATTGATTTTGAAACATATTACGACCGAGATTATTCTCTGTCTAAAATGACAACTGAAGAGTACATTAGAAGCGACTTGTTTGAGGTAATTGGTGTAGCGGTAAAAGAAGATGACGGCGAAACTGTTTGGTATGACAACAAACACATGACGGCGTCCCGCTTTGCCGAACTATACGACTGGAAGAACTGCTTAGTCCTTGCGCATAATACTCAGTTTGATGGCGCAATACTATCTTGGCGCTATGGTATTAAACCAAAAGGTTGGCTCGATACTTTGTGCATGGCTCGTGCCGTTCATGGAGTAGATGCGGGCGGTAGTCTTAAAGCGTTAGCCGAACGCTACATGATAGGTCAAAAAGGTACGGAAGTAATAAACGCTTTGGGCAAACGGCGCAATGCCTTTACTCAGTCTGAGATTGACGCCTATGGCGAGTATTGCAGAAACGACGTGGAAATAACATACAAGTTGTTTAACATACTTATGCTACCTGGACTTGGTGGTACGTTCCCTGTAAAAGAGTTAAAGGTAATCAATACAACACTAAACATGTTTGTTGACCCAGTGCTTGAGTTAAACCTACCTTTGCTCGAACAACATCTAGAAGACACGAAAAACAAAAAGGAAGCGCTACTTGAGGCATGCGTGGCAGATAAAGATACGCTAATGTCTAACGATAAGTTTGCCGACATATTAAAGTCTTTGGGTGTAGATCCCCCCACTAAGATTAGTCTACGCACTAACAAGGAAGCGTGGGCTTTTGCTAAGACCGATGAAGCGTTCAAGGAACTGGCATCCCATCCCGACCCACGAGTTCAAGCTTTGGTTGAGGCAAGGTTGGGTAACAAAACTACGCTTGAAGAAACTCGTACGCAACGTTTTATTGACATAGCCAAGCGTGGGAAGCTACCTGTGCCAATCAAATATTACGCTGCGCACACTGGACGGTGGGGCGGGGACGATAAAATCAATCTACAAAACTTACCTAGTCGTGGCGCTAATGCAAACAAGCTAAAGAAATCTATCTGCGCACCCGAAGGGTATGTCATTATTGACTCAGACTCATCTCAAATTGAGGCACGTACGGTTGCATGGTTGGCAGGACAAAACGATTTAGTGGAGGCATTTGAGAATGGAGAGGACGTATACAAAATCATGGCGTCAGCTATTTATAGCAAGGACGCTAAGGAAATTACCACGTCAGAACGATTTGTGGGAAAAACGACGATTCTCGGTGCGGGATACGGAATGGGCGGTAAAAAGTTTCAAGCTCAACTTAAAACATTCGGAGTCGATATTCCGGAGGATGAGGCGTCGCACATCATACAAATTTACCGGGCTACGTATGGGAAGATACCCGAACTATGGAGACAGGCGGGTAGATGTTTAGAAGCAATTAATTCTAAACAAGCATGCAATTTAGGTTTAGAAGGCGTTGTTGAGTTTGACCCGCATAAGGCAGGGTTTTTATTACCTAGTGGGTTATGGCAACGCTACGAAGGTATTGAAAAGG